AGCAGAAACCTGTGAAGAGAAAAGTGAGGAAGAAAGCATGAAATTAATGACAGATAAAGAGATACTTGAAGATGCTGGACAGCTAGTGACGGAGTTAGTAGAAGATATCTCTAGTCTGCCCCCTTCAGAAAACTTCCTTGCCTTGCTAAATGCTGGCCTTGTATTCAGGAAGGCTGATGAAATAATTATACAAATGATAAGTGGGAGTGACCCTCTAAATAAGGGGGAGTCCCAAACAATACATTAGGGGTTTATATGAGTATATTCGAAGTATTTGGCCTTAGTAAAGATTACCGCAAGGCAAATAAAACTACCCAACTAGTAAAGAATTGGGATGAAGTAGTGGAGAAGAATAAGACTGGTAAGGTATTTTCACTGCAAGTCAAGAAAGATGGTGTGTGTGCAATTGTAGTTATCCTTAATGGGCTTGCTACTATTTGGAGCAGGACTGGTAAGCGATTTACTAATACTTGGGCACTTGAGCATTCAATAACTAGTATGGACTTTCGAGATGGTGCGTACTTTGGTGAGATGGTTAACAAGTCAGTATCCCTTGAGGTAATGTCAGGCATAGTTAACCCTAATAGGACTAAAGACCTAAATAAAGAACAGCAGTACATTGCTATTGACTTAGAAATGTTTTTCTATGACATGGTAAGTACTAAGGCATTTATCAAAGGTTATGACCAGACTCCTTTCCAAACTCGACACGAGAACTTAACTGATCGTTATCGTAAATCGAGTAGAAGTCCTTGGGTTCATGTACTGCCAACACACGAAGTAGAGTCTGAAGAGCTAATTCGTCTATGGGCTGGCCAGCAAACTGAAAGAGGCGAGGAAGGCATAGTAATATGTGATCCATCTGCTGGCTGGGAGGCTGGACACAAAGGCTATCGTAAAATGAAAATAGTTCGTGGTTGTGACTACGACTTACTTTGCATTGGCTGGGAAGAAGGTAAGGGTAAGTACAAACGCAAGATAGCTAACCTATTATTTAAGTGGAAAGAAGGTGTAGTTATCAAGTGTATGCTAGGGAAAGGCTGGTCTCATGAGCTAGCTGCTAGTATGTATCATTGTGCAAGTCACCCTAACATAGATACTCCAGTTGGCAAGATCTTCCAAGTCTATGCACTAGAAGAGTCTAGCAAGGGCAAGCTAAGACTGCCTAAAGTAGGAGAAGAAAGACACGATAAATCTACATCTGACGTTTAACTAGGAGGCAACATGATCAATCTAGATGGCGGCATTATGTTGCCAGAGCCTTGTAGACCTAAAGGGTTTGCTAGGCCTAATGATATTAACCAGAGAAGGTGGGATAAGGATAAGAATGGCAGGTGGGAAAGAGCTTACTTGCATTGCTTATACTCACTCCCTTTGCACTTTGAACTTCCCCTCCACTCAGTAGTGCCCCGCATTGCACGTAAGATGTTGGAAGTTACTGACGCGTTCAATGTTGCTTTAAGGTTCATGGGTGAGATGGAGTTAGCTGGGTACATAACACTAGAGAGAGGGTTTGACGAGAGGGTAGTAATGCCCACTAAGAAGTTCCTTGAGCTAGAGTTAGACTGTGAGAGAGCGCCTGAAAGTGCTATCTCCTATCCTAAGCTAGCTGGTGAAGATATACCTAGAGCGCCCATACGTGGTGGTGTAGGCAATATCATGAATAGGGAAGTATCTGCTATAACATCTGATATGGCTCAAGAAGAGTTTGAAATTAATAGCTTCACACTTAGCTTAATAGATAAGTTTCCTCCAGAGTTTGATAAGTCCAGTTCATACTATATGTATAACAGGACTATGAAGGCAGCTCATAAGATGGCCAAGGATAAGTTTAAGTTCCCTTACTTTCTTGATAGCCGTGGAAGAATGTACACAGATACTACATGCGGATTTACTCCACAAGGGGCAGATCATGAGAAGGCCCTACTAATACCTACTTACGCATTACCACTTAATGAGGATGGATTTGAAGCTCTGAAGGAAGCTGCAAGAGGATACTCTGAGCAGGATTGGGATGTTTTTACGATGGCTAGTCATGCATCAAAACCAGAGAATTACGAGAATGAATGGAAGAAAGCTGATAAACCTTACAGCTACATGGCTTGTGCCGACCTTATCCGTAGGTATTTGGCTGATCCTTTGGAGGCTATACCTGCCTTCATACCACTGGACGGCAGGTGTTCTGGCTTACAGCATTGGTCTGCTGTGGTTAGATCAAACGCTATTACCAAGCATTTGGGCATGCATAAAGAAGAGCATGAGCTAGATATATATGAGAAGGTAGCTAGCGATTGGAAGGACACACTGCCGCCAGAGGAACAGTATTTGGCGACTAGGAAGGCTACTAAGATTCCTGTTATGACTTGGGGATACAATGCAACTATGATGACCTCTATGGATCACATGGGTAAGTTGTTCGGTGCTGAGCAGTTCTGGGATCCAGATCTGTTTGAGTATGTAAAGGTAGGGGAGGGACTAGAAAGAGGGGAGACTAGCAGGCTGGGGTGTGAGCTATACAGACAGCTTAGCATTACTCTAGGTCCACTACAGGCAGCGGTAGATTGGGTAAGTAACTGTGCCCATACTATCTCAAACATAGGTAATGTAGAGATACGCTGGCCTACTCCTGATGGGTTTACTTGTTTGCAAAGGAAGGTTAAGGGGTCTAGACTGGACTTAGACTGCAAGTTAAGTAGTGGCGATAGACTCACGTTACAGATACTAGACTTTACAGTAGATACACCTAACTCTGCCAAGCACAAGTCAGCCATTGCACCTAATGTAATACACAGCTTAGATGCTACCCACCTCAGGATGGTTGCTAGACGCTTGAAGGAGTTAGGCTTGCCTATGATATTTATCCATGACTCGTTTGCTACCCACTGTAACTACAGGGATGTTCTTTATAAGATAATTATTGGGACTTTCGTAGAGCTTTATAGTAGGGATTACCTAAATGAACTAAAGGATTACTGGGAGGACTTATACACAATTAAGCTAGATCCAACTCCAGCGTTAGGCAGTTGGAGGCCTGATACACTATACAATCTTGACCGATTCTTTGTATAAAATGTATTTAAAATACGTGCTAATGATAGAGTTTCTGTAAAAAGGGCTAATTTCAAAATGTATTTAAAATACGTGCTAATGATAAGCCTTTTCCAAAACCGTTACTACCCCGCCTGATTAGGGAGAGGGGATGGGAGAGGCTTACCATTATACTATACTAGGAGAATCATAATGGGCAAAGAGATAGAAATCTCAATAGATACTAAACAGACATTAGAAGAGCCTGAACAGTTATCAACAGAGTTTGAGAATATTGCATTAGCTATGTTAGGTACTAGAGGCAACATCAATAAGGCTTCTAGAGACAAGAGCGTAACCTACAATGCTATGTCTCTAAGGAAGGTAGTGAAAGATAATCCAATCATTAGAATGAGATATCAAGAGCTGCTGGCACAAGAGCTGCAAGACAAAGGCTTACATATTAGTGAACGCATACTAAAGATGGCCGAGATACAAGAAGAAGCTTACGAGGGAGGCTCCTTTGTAGACATAAATGGAGATGTACAAGAAACACCTCCTGACATAAATACTATTATTAACGTATCTAAAGAAATATCTAGGCTAATAGCCGAAGGTAAAGGAACTCCTATGTCTGATAAGGCTATGGTGATGATGGTTAATAAGGAAGATGGGGTAACTTTACTTGCCGCATTCTTAGACTCTTGAGTCACATTAGTAACATGGATGAATTTGAAGTAGCAATTCTCCGTGCCCACTTAGAAGGTGACTTTCAAGAATTTAGTAGGTTCTGTTTCAAGATCATGACAGGACAGAAACTGTTACATGTTGATTACTACGTTATATTATTTGATGCGATACAGATGCTTATTGACCAGAAGTGTACGCGTATGATAATCAACATACCACCCAGAGCAGGTAAGACTTTATTAATAAGTATCTTCCTACCTCTATTTGCTTGGGTGAGGAACCCCAGCGGCCAGACTATCTTAACTGGCTTCAACTCAGATGTTTTAGCGGAATGCTCAGGTTACATAAGGACTATAATGTCTGACCCTGACTTCCAGCGAGTGTTTCCCGATGTTGTGATAGACAACAATAAGAAATCGGTGGAGAGACTTGGTACAATGAGTGCTGGGGTTTTACATGCTATACCTACTACTGGCAAGATGACTGGTAAAGGGTGTGGTGCACTAGTAGAAGGCTTTGCAGGATTAATGGCTATTGATGATGTTATCAAGCCTGATGATGCTAATTCCCCTACTGAGAGAGACAAGATTAACAATAGATTTAGTAACACCCTACTATCCAGACTTGCTACAGAAACAACTCCCTTAGCTATCATTATGCAAAGACTGCATGCTGATGACTTGTGTGGGTTCTTGATGAAAGGTGGCAGTAATGATACTTACAAGTGGCTGAATATTCCTGGAATAATAACCCCAGAAACTGGCTCGACTGATTGGTATCAGAAGCAGATTGATCTATATGGATACACTCATGTAGAACCTATCTTATACAACCTACCTGCTGGTGAGCATAGAGAGTACAAAGAACAAATGTTTGAAGGCAATCTACAACTTGTCTCAAGCTTTTGGGCTATACGTAAGACTGTTGAAACATTACTAGGCTTATGTACTAAGGATGCTTATACATTCTACTCACAGTATATGGGACAGCCTGTAGGTAAGGGTAAAGCTGCACTAAAGATAGGCATGATTGGTGACTATAATAATGTTAACTTAGATCCAAGATCAATTAGGTACACCTTTGTTACTGCTGATACTGCATCCACTACCAAGACATACTCTGATTATACAGTAGCATGTTTGTGGGGCTTAAATAGAAGAGGCCAACTCCTGCTATTAGATGTAGTACTAGATAAGTGGGAGACTCCAGAGCTCATAGTAGCAATGAGAGACTTTTGGAAGAAGTGCATGAACTACGACAAGTCGTATTCCAACTTGAGGCCTAGAGGTTTCTATATGGAAAACAAGTCAAGTGGACTATTCCTAAACCAGCAATTCCTAAAGGATGGGACAGTGAACGTCAAGCCAGTACCTAGAGATGGAACTTCTGGCAATGATAAGTTTTCTAGGTTCTTGGTAACAATACCCTACTTTGAAGAGGGAAGGATACTACTACCTTCAGACCATGAACACTATGCGTACATAGTTAGGGAATTGCTAGGTCAATCTTCACTAGGGTCTGCTACAGGTCACGATGACTTTGCAGATAATGTATCTGATGCTTGCAACATTGCGTTTGCAGGTGGAAGTATGAACTATGAAGACTGGTCGTAAGGAGAAACATATGAGTTTGAAGACTCGATTAAGTGGAAAGAGTGAAAGTAATAGCTCACTAGAAATAAGAGACGAGGATGGCAGCTTGATAGCTAGTGTTAAAGTACTAGAGGGAAGCCCATCCATTACACTAGAAATAACTACCAAGGCTGGACTTCACATAGAGAAGCCAAATGGCTTTAGATCTAAGTAGCACAGAAGTTTGGATTAGGTTAAGGGTATATTATGCAATTTGAATCCCTAAGATCAACTCCTATAAAGACTATAAATGGCAGTAAGATTACGGGCAGCGGTGATATACTCCTTCAAGTACCTCGTACTGATAAGGCTATCACCGCTGCAGCTAACCTTATTAAGACACAACGAATAATGACAGAGAGGCTAACGCGATGACAGATCTCGTAGCGCTAGAGGCAGCAGTTGATAACCTGTCTACACAATCCACAGGCTTAATTGATTCTAGCACAGCGCTACAGAATGGTTTGGATGATCGTATTGCAGCAGCAGTACTTGAACCTATACTTACTGTAGCTTCTAGCTTTGTTAAGCTTTCAACTACAATCGTAGGTAGGGGCACGTAATGACGACAACAGCACAAGTACAAGTATTGATAGATAATGTTGGTACTTTAACGCAAACAGTTGTTACCCGAGTCGATGCACTAGAAACCACAGTAAACTCAAGCAGTGCTTCTATAGCAAGCAAGGTAGACGCTTCACGGGTACTTACTGATGTTCCTTATGGTGCATTGTTCACGGACACGCTAGTACCATATATACATCCAGCACAGCATATTATCTCTGAAATAGCAGGGCTACAGGCTTTACTGGATGACAAAGTAACAAATGCTCAGGTGCTTACCAATGTACCTGCGGGTGCGGTTTTTATAGACACTGTTTACACCCACCCAGCAGAACACGCTATATCTGAAATTACAGGACTGCAATTTGCATTGGATAACGTTGGCTCTTTTATAGGAGACTTTAGTTACGAAAATAGGGGTGATGTTAAGAACTTAACACCTATCATTGGTAACATGGTGACTGTAGAAGGTATTGGTAGGCTTAACTGGACTGCCACACAATCAGAGCCTGAAGATGATGAAACCTGTTTTAACACTGACACAGTAGGATTTGTAGGTCAGTGGTTATTAACACTACCCGCATATGACTTAATTCAAGCTCATGCTATGGTTGAAAAATCATTTAGAAACGAATTAGATGAAGACGAAGAACTTCGTTTTTCTACCTACCTAACAACGAAAGGATTAATTTAATGCCTATGCTAAGAGCCGTTAGGCTATTACAATCAGTAGAAGCAGGAATAACAAATGGTGCTGCACTCGAAGCACTACTAGCTGATGCAGGCAGGGTGTCAGACTTAAGTACGTTGCTGGGTATGCGAGAGCAAGTCAGACGAATGGCAAACTCAACAGTAACTATGGATGCGTTAATTACGTCACCTACTGCTACTGAAGCTACGTTTGGATTGGCTAACCCTGACTCTAAAGTAGCAATTCAGTACATGGTAAAATCACCTACTGCAATGTCTATGGTATCGGCTTCTAAGTCTACTTTAGATGTAATAGAAGGTAATGATACATCTTGGTCCGAGTTCATAGCTAGCCAGTACTACGAGACTAACATACTTTCTATACTACATTTAATGTGTGAGATACCTCAAGGTACGCACGCATCAATGGCTTTGTTTGTAGATAACACTCAAGCTGCAGCAGCTATTTCAACATTTGAAGGCGCTATTAAGGCAGCTGTAGCTAGTGCTCCAACTATGGCTTTGATAACAGAAGATGCCACAGCTATGAGTAACATAGCTTCTGACACATTTGCTATGCATACTGTAGCTAACAGTGACTTGTCTATGCATCTAATATCACAAAGCGCAGTTGCGTTAGCAGAAGTAAATGATGAAGCAAGGGGTATCGTAGTAGGTACTCCTTCAGCGGTTAAGATAATTTCTTCTTACCCTACTACTTGGGCGGCAGTTGTTACTGGCCCAGACGGTGTTTCACCTTCAAGTACATTGGCTGCCAATCTTAGAGACATATTGGTTAATATTAATGACCTAAGCCCTTCTCTAATAACTTCGGCTGATGTTATAAGTAGTAGTGATGCAATGGCTGTAGTTTCCGGTAACGAAGCTAGCATGGTTGCTATACTTACTGAACCTACTGCTAAGGCTGCTTTGATTGCTAGCCCACACTTAGGTGCTGTGTTAGCTAACCCTGCCGCTATGAGTGTTGTTGCAGGTAATGAAAGCGTAATGGGCGAGTTGATTGCAAATTCTACAGCGTTCCCACTACTACTAGCTAATGCATCAGCAAGAGACGCAATCTTTGGTTCAACAGCATTGATCACTACAATGTCTGGAAATTCTGGTGCTATGGCCATATTGAACGCTGGTGCGCAAACCAAGTTAGGTCCAACACCTGATGGTTCCACTAACACTTACCAAAGCGCAGGAGTCAGCGGCAACATTATTCTTTTAACAATTGTTATGAAGAGTATTGTAGCAACTACCCTTCATGTAGCATTAGTTGGTGCTAATGCTGGACAAGGACCAAATGTGTATGAGGTTCCTGGAACTTCGCTATCTTCTGGTCCAATATCAGCTGTAGGTGCTTACACTGATATGACTTATGATGTTATGTCAATAGCAGCTACGGCAGCCGCACAAATTCAGATCACTTACTACCCTTTCTAACTATAGGATAATACTATGGCAATTGAAAATTTTAGTTGGTTACTATTAGATATAGAAAATGCACCTGTCCTTAATGCCAACCCTTTGCCTACTATAGCCCTTCGTAGGTTATCAGATAATTATTCATATGATTGGAGTAGTAATGAGTTTAAGCAAAGTGGTTGGATCGTTAAGGACAAAAGCTTAACTAGACTAGACCTTAATAACTTTGAAGGTGTGTACGAAACCTCACTTGATCTATCAGGATTTGATGGGAGATACTATGCATACTTACACTATAGTGGAGTAGATAGCGTACAAAACATAGCCCAAGAGTTTGATGTATTTGATGGTGTAGTCAGGCATTATTCTACTGGGCTTACTCAATCCCAAGAGGCTAAGGTAGATGCTATACCTACATCTAATAGTGTAGCTGATATTGCTCCTGTACTGTCAGCCATAAGCAGCCTAAACAATATCTCACTAGGAGAGATTGAAGCCTCTACTGTAATAGCTAGAGAAGATACATTAAGTAGCCTGACTGTTACTTTAGATAACATACCTACATTTAACTCAAGTGTGGGCATAAGTGAACTAGCCAATGCAGTCTCCCTCTTACCTACTACCAATAGTGACACTGTAAATGTCAACACCATTATATCTTCTATAGTTGATAACAAACTAACAGCAGATAATGTGTGGAGGTATACTAGGTAATGGATGCTTGGGAGGAATTGGCAATTAGCTATCCTAGTACTGATAGCTTAGATGCTTGGGGTTTGATTAATAACTTACTATTTGTAACTGTGGTGGGAGATTCTCATATACTTGTTACTGAAGATACTGCGGAAGTATTGTCAGAAGTATTTACAGAAGAGTTAGTTATTGACGTACTAGATAGCAGTAGCACTGTAAGTGAAGGAACATCCGAGCTACTAATTAATGTGTTAGTGGAGCAAGTTAAATAAGGAACAAACATGACTAGCATGGTATTAAAGAAGGGTGAGAGTTCAGACGTTGTTAACTTCAAAGTAAGTATTAATAACGAAATACAAGACCTCACTGACTATACTTGTAAGTATGTAATCATTGACACCGAAGGGGCAGAGGTTCAATCAATCTACCCCATAAGTGAAGCATTAGGAGTCTTCCCATTTAGGTTACTGCCAGATCAGACTTCCCTGTTGGATGTAGGAAACTACACCATCTGCATACAAATAGAGAACTTAGTGACCAAATTTAACAGAGAGAGCAATATACTACTAAGTATATCCTCTCAGTGTATTGTATGATTACTATTAAATAAGGAGTAACTATGGAAACTGACTTAAGCAAGTCCGACATAGTGATCTCAAACCAAGTAACAATGGCCGCACTACAAGATGGCCTATCTAATCTTGCCACAGGTCTAGGTGGTGCACAAGATAAGTCCAGCTACGCACAGTGGAACCACTCTGGTGCTAACTACGATCATGTAACACTTTCTGTACGCTTTCGAGAAGATTGGTTGAGCCAGAAGGTGTGTAAGATAGTACCACAGGATATGACAAGAGAGTGGCGTAAGTTCGATTCAGAGCAAGCCACAGAAGCCGACAAAGCTTTTGAAGTTGATAAACTCTTTCGTGAGGCATACCAGTGGGCTAGGCTATATGGCACAAGCTTTATAGTATTAGATATTGATGATGGTCGAACCACCGATAAGCCTGTCAACTGGAAACGGTTGAAGCCAGGTTGCTTACGGTCTATGCACGTAGTTGATAGGACTCGTATAGTAACTTTGGGTGAGATCGACCAGAAGCCAATGAGCGTTACCTTTGGTATGCCAGATCACTACCAATTTGTAAATACAACATCACCTATACATAAGGACAGGCTGATTCGTTTTGAAGGAACTGAACTTCCTATCTACGAACGGCAACGTAACCTATGGTACAGTGATAGCATACTTATACCTTTGATGCGGCAGATGGATAACTTCCATGTAGCTAGCGCTGCTGCTGCACAGATGGTACAAGAAGCAAACACTGATGTAATAAGGATCCCAGACCTACAATCTATACTAGAAAGTGATGCTGGTACTGCCGCTATGGTAAGCCGATTCACTAACTGGAAGACTATAAAAGGTGTGTTTGGAGTATCAATACTGGATCAGAATGAAGAGTACGACCAGAAGAAGATCCAGCTCTCAGGAGTTAAGGACTTAATATGGGAATACTTAAAGATTGTCGCAGCTTCAGTTTCTATACCTGCTACAAGATTTCTCTCGGCTTCCCCAGATGGCATGAATGCTACTGGAGAATCTGATTTAGTTAACTATATAGAGACTCTTCAAGGACTTCATAAAGATATCTTTGTGCCTAGACTTAAGGTAGTAGACCAACTATTGGCTGCTCACTTTGGATTAGGTGAAGAAGAGTTTAAGTATGAGTGGGCTTGCATCTTTCCTGAATCTGCTGGCCAGAAAGCTGAACGTATCAAGACAGAACGTGAAAGCATGCAAGGACTTGTAGAGGCGGGTATTGTGTCCAGAGAGTCAGGATTAAAAGAGTTACAGAAGACTGGTGCTATCTCTAAATATGCACAAGTCGGTGAAGACCCTAACAAGAACATTAACCAAGGAGCTAAAAGTGAATAAAGTTATTAAGACTAATTTACTTATGGTCGATGAAGCACTATTAACTGGTGTATCATTTACAGACCGAATTAGTGTGCCTACTAAGAGGACTCTTACAGATGCAGGACAAATGCATGTACCTTGTAAGTTTGCTCGTACAGGCTCACAATTGTACACAGCTAAGCAGTTAGGCCTAGCAGATGTATCCCCAGACAAAGTTGTTACAGTATGGCGTGACGAAGCAGATGTATTTAATACAGACTCCTTAGACTCATTCCGTAGTGCACCTGTTACTATTGGGCATCCTAAAGATGACAAAGGTACAGCCATTGCTATTACTGTAGATAATGCTAAAGAGCTTCAAGTAGGTATGCTAGAAGGAATGCCAGTTCGTGATGAAGACACCTTAGGTGGTACCCTCATTCTTACTACCAAAGAAGCTATTACTTGTCTTGATGAAGCACAGGAGCTATCCGCTGGGTACACTTGTGACATTGAAGAAGTAGATGGTAAGTACTTCCAACGTAATATACGTGCTAACCATATTGCTATAGTAACAGCAGGCCGCGCAGGATCAAGTTGCCGTATATCTGATGAAGCTGAAGTATTAGTAGGTGATGCGCTAGAGTGTGCTCAAGTGGCATTAGCTGATGCACTAGTTAAGGTAGAGGCCTCTAAGGAACTACTAGATGCAGCCAACACTAAAGTAGATGCATTAGAGTTACAAGTAGAGAAAGATAAGGTAGAGTTAGCTGACGCTATTGCTGCTGGACAAGAAGATGTTACTGAACGATGTGAAGTTATTGAGCAAGCTCGCTTGATCTCTGACTTTAGACTTGCTGACATTGGTGGTAAGACTACTGCCGAGATTCGTCTGCTAGTTGTTACTGACCAGTATCCTGATAAAGACTTCTCTACTAAGAAAGAAAGTTTCGTGGAGGCTATGTTTGAATTGATTGCTGATGCCCTTGAGAGTGGTGAAACACCTATGGGTAAGTTAATCAAGACACAAGATACTCACATAACAATTGATGCTAAGCCTGTTGATGCAGTAGCCGAAGCTCGTAATAAAATGGTTGCACGTCAATCAGCCCAAAGTAAATAAATAAGGAATAACATACTATGACTATCCAAGCATTTAACGTTTACACAGCCAAAGGTTACGCTGGTGAGCTAGTTGACTCTGGCCCTCGCGTTGTCCAAACTGGCGTACTAACTTCTGCACAAGCTGGCTTCGGTAAGGCTATGTCCCGTGATGCTGCTACCGTAGAGCGTGGCGTTAGCCTATCTGCTGCTGGTACTGCTGGCACTGCCATTAATATCTTTGCTATCTCTCAGCGAGAGTACAACCATGAATCTGGTACACGTCCTTCAGATGGTGTCAGTACTTACTACTACGCTACTGAATCTGTATCTTTGATTCGTGATGGCTACTTATACATTCAATTAGATTCTGGGTCTGCTGCTGTAGCTGCTGGCGAAGTACTTAACGTTGTCACAGCTACTGGTATGTTTACTAGTGCAGCTGCTTCTACTACTACTATCGTTGAGACACTTAACGTAGTTGCTGAAGATTCTGGCGTTTCTGATGACATTATCAAAGTGCGCATCTCTATTGTAGCTTAAGCACTACTTACATCTTTTAAGAATTAAGGAATTTTATAAATGAAAACAGTACAAGTATTTGCCCTAGACGAAGTAACCCGAGTTGAGCTAACTAACGAAGCTAAAGTAGACTTCGTTATCTCTGATGCTATTGAGAATGGCATTAGAATCGGTGCCTTTCTAAATGATGATGAAGGTGTATTCTTCCAACGTCAACTTGAATATATTCAAGCTCAGTCTTTTGATGTTCTATACCCAGACTTAATGGGTCGTAATATCTTTGCACTAAACACTGAAGGTGGTGAAGGTGTTAATACTATCACTTACCGCTCTTACGACAAGCGTGGTGAGACAGCTATCATTGCTGGTAAGGCAACTGACCTTCCTCGTTCTGATATTTCTGGTAAAGAGTACAGCATCACTGTTCGTACTTTGGGTAACGCTTTTGGCTACTCACGTCAGGAACTAGCAGCTGCTAAACTAACTGGCTTGCCTTTGGAAGCTCGTAAAGCTGAAGCTGGTCGTCGTTCTTATGAAGAGAAGGTCAATCAGATCATCTTATTCGGTAGTGAAGAAAATAACTTGGAAGGCTTCTTTGCTGGACCAGCAGGTGCACCTGCATTGACAGTAGCTAAAACTCAGGTAGCTCAGGCTTCTGGTGGTGGTAACTCTCGTGCATGGGGTGTCGATAAGACTCCTGATGAAGTTATCAAAGATCTTACAGATGCATGTGCAAAGATATACACAGATACTAAGAAGTTGTTCCGAGCAGACCGTATCTTAATCTCTGTTGAGAAGAAGCTATACTTAGAGAACACTCCTCGCTCAATCAACTCTGATGTTTCTATTATGAATTGGTTCTTAGCTAACAACAAGTACATCAAGAGTGCTGACCAGTTTGTCGATATCAATGAGCTAGAAGGTATCTATGACCAAGCTGGCGGTACATTCGATCCTCTTGGCGGCAAGGGTGCTGGCTTTACCGTTATGACTACTGGTGCAGACAATGCACGTATTCGTGAGCCATTCCCGTACATGCACTTACCTGTTCAGTACAAAGGATTGGAGTTTGAAATAAACTGCTATGGTCGCTTTGCAGGTGTAGAAATGATACGACCAGCGGCATTCCAGCACTTCTACGGAGTCTAAAGTAAGGGGCCAACATGCACTGGATCAAAGAAAATGCTGTTGGCCTTCTGGTTGTTCTCTTAACAGCAGGAAGTGCTTATGGTGCTTTCTATGCTAAGGTTGATGCAAACAGCAAGGCAAACATAGTACAAGACCTGACACTGAATGAGTTCAATGCTAGGTTGTTGGCTGAGTCTACGGCCTTACAGTCTACAATTTTAAGGCTGTCAGGACTTGAGAGCCAGATACCCATGCTGGCAGACACAAATAAAAGAGTATTAATTGCTCTTGATAAACTTGACATAGTGTACCAAAGTGTAATTGTCAGGGTTGCCGTACAAGATGAACGCATCAAAAATCTGGTGCAGTCAATAAATACTAGAGAAGAGAATCTAAAGCTATGAAAATTAAAAACGTATCTCCAAGCAATCAATCAATCATGTGTAGTAAGCTAAAGGCTGATGCACCTACTAAGTACATTACCATTATTGGTGAGTCTACTTTGACTCTTGATGATGAAACATGGAAAGCACAAGAACATAACTTTGCTGCCCAGCTAAAGTCTGGCATCTTAGTAGTTACCGAAGCACCTAAGCTAACAAAAGCTGAGCAAGAAATGTCAGATGCAAAAGAGCTAGCTAAGGCCGAAGCACTAGTAGCTAGTAAGAAGAAACCTGTATCAACTAAATAGGAGTGTAACATGGCAACAAGCCTAGAATTTAAATCTCGCTTCCCTGAGTTTATTGGTGTAGAAGATGTACGAATAGACTTATTCTTAGCTGATACTGCCACGTTTATGTCTTCTAAAGGTAAGTGGCTGGACATGTATGACATGGCCCAATCTTATTACGCTGCCCACTTATTAACAGTAAGTGAGTTTCAATTTGCAGGTGACTCAGGTGCAGTAGCTCCATTGCGTAAGCGGGAGGTTGATGATGTAATTACTGAAGTTGCTATAGGTGATGTTGAACCTAACTACAATGAGTTACAGAGCACTTCCTATGGTAAGCGATACATCCAGATAAGAAAGATTTGTCTGACTGGCATGAGGCACACTTAATGGCCATGCAAATGGGAAGAGCATTTGATGCCCGTATGATGACCAGAATTACTAGGTACTCCATTACCACTGGGGCTTATGATGGGAATAACAGCTGGGTAGAAGGTGTTAAGTCTGTCTCTACCTTAATGGGTGTTGTGCAAACAGGTAACAAGTTCTCTCAATTTGACGAGGGCGAGGCTTTGCACATAGGAGACGGCGGTGAGAGATTCAGCGACTACAGAACCCTATATACAAAAACTATATACACTGTTAGTAAAGGTGATGTACTAAGCTACCAAGGAACTTACTTTAAGGTCATACAGACTTCAGACGAGGCAACCTTTGGCTTTATGCACTACCTTCTTGAGAAACTGGAGAAGTTTACGCCATGACCCCAGATAGAGCTGATGTAATGGTAATGCAAGCCATGGTTGATCTAATGGTAGGAATAGAGAACTTCTCTTATCCTGCCAGACAGAAAGGATCTCCCAAACCTGCTGGAGAGTTTGCACACATTAGAGTCCTAGAAGAATACCCAGTAGGAATACCTAACAGAATAACTACTGCTCAGGATAGTCTTACAACCTCTTACCGGCACATTAGCCCTGCTAGACTGAGGTATAGAGTTGGTGTACAAGATACTAACGGTCTTGCTAGCACTAAAATTATGCATGGGTGGACTAGTGACGCCATGCGCAGACTCATGATTGATACAGGATACGGCTTTATTAAGTGTACTCCTATATCTAATGAGGATGCTAAGCTAGAGAGAGATTGGGAGTACAGAAAAGGTTTCTCAGTGGAGTTGTATGTAACAAGGATATATGAAGAGTTAGTAGATAACATAACCTCTATAAATATCTCTTCAGCATTCTATGAGGGTAATCTAGCAGCAGTGTTAGATACCTACAATATTAATAATATTTAACAAGGAACAACAAATGGCTATTGAAATTACAGAGTTTACTAATGTTAACATTTCAGTCTCTCCTACAGGAGTTGCTGGTGGTAATTTTGGTATTCTCGGATTCCTAACTAATGAGCTAGGAGTTATTGGCACAGCAGAACGTGCCCGAGCTTATACAAGCTTAGCAAGCGTAGGTGGCGATTGGTCCACAAGTACAGAAGTGTATAAGGCTGCTACAGCTTTCTACGCACAAACACCTACACCTAAAGACTTCACAGTTCTTATGGCATTTGAGTCAGCTCAGCCTGCGGTACTAACAGGTGGTGACAGTGGTACACTAGAGGAGCTTAATCTTATTACTAATGGCTCTATGTCATTCACAGTAGATGGCTTACTAACTACACTAACTGGTGTTGACCTATCTACAGAGACTGACCTTGATGGAGTAGCAGCTGAGATTACAACCCTCATTACAGCAGCCAACTCAGCCTCAGAAGTTGCGATAGTAACCCGCACACCTTATGGTTTTGAAATGAAGTCTCAGGTAGATGGCGCTTCTTCTATCATCACCTTTGCTGTTGGTGACACTGCTGAAGCTCTAGGCTTTGCACAGCATCAAGGTAAGATCTCTTTAGGTATCGACGCAGAGAATGCTGTAGCTGGCCTAGCCTCTGCACTTACACAAGGTATTCAATTTGTTGGCTTAGCTACTCACAAGAAGTACCGTGACATTGCTGCACAAGCCTCTGGAGAGAATACAGCTGATATAGCTGACTGGGCTGAAGCTGCTAAGAAGATCTTCATGAACACTACTAACAACCTTACTACATTGTCTTCTGCTATTAGCACTGACATTGGATCTGTGTTGAAGAGTAAGACTCTAAGATTCTCTCTTACTACCTTTAGTAAAGCAGTTGATGCTTACCCATCTGTATCTGTATTTGGCCGTGCAGCCTCAGTTAACTTCTCAGGTATTGATACAACCATCACACTTAACCTTAAGCAAATGCCTACTATCATTGCAGAAGATCTAACTCCAGGTGAGTACTCTGCTATGAAGGCTAAGAATGTTTCTGCTGTAGTTAAGATTGGTTCTTCTGTAAATGCTTATACAAGTTCACGTATGGCTTCTGGCTCATGGTTAGATACTACCCATGGCTTGTTGTGGTTAGAGAATAGATGTGAAGTAGATATGTTTAACCTGCTTTATGTCAATAACACTAAGCTGCCTTATACTCAAGAAGGCTTAAACATTGCTGCTGCCAGACTAACACAGTCTCTACAGGCTGCTGTACGTAATGGCCTTTCAGCTCCAGGCTACCTACCGAATGGAACTTTCCTACCAGAGGGCTTCAGAGTTACTATGGTATCCTTAGAAGATACCGCAGGTAGTGATAAGTCTAACCGAGTCTACAATGGCTTAGGTTTCGATATGGTTGGAGCAGGTGCATTGCACGAACTTACAATCTCTGGCAACTTCTCAGAATAAGGAACTATATAAATGTACCAGTACTCCTTCGCTAATGTCGACCTCATTTTAGAGTGTGACTTTTTTGGTAACACAAACCCTACCACCTTCAAGGTAAAGGGTTTCGCAACAGGTGAAAACCTAATCACAGTTAATCGTCGTGCACCTAATGCTACTACTACCTTTGGAGCTTATGGCCCGATGGTAGTTAACATGCAACGTATTCGTGCAGGTGACTTATCCTTCCCAGTTCTTATGAACGCTCCTGAGAATAAGTATCTTCAGGATTGGGCTAACCACTTTAATCAGCAAGCAGATGCAGATGGTGAATTAATAGTTCCTATCCAAGCAACACTAGTTGATAACATGGGTAAAGATGCAGCTGTTATGACTAACGGTATCATCCTTGCTATGCCAGCTATGGCTCGTGGGCAAACTATGAATACAGTCACTTGGGTACTGACCTTCGAGACAGTAACATATGTACGTGAGCATGGCGGCGACTACGACGCTTTATAATACCCGTACCAAAGCTCTATCCTTAACTGGGTAGGGCTTTTTCGGTTTGTACTTAAATACATATACACTAGTTTAATAGCTAACTTGGAGACCCAACATGGCTGGATACTCAGCAACACTTAAAGATGGTAGTGAGATATATATACCAGCTTGGCCTGTAACAGTGGCCTTGGAAAACCTCACACTAGCTGGTCAAGTACTAGGATCAGAGAATGTAGTAACTATAGCTGAGCTAAACACAGCAGCTGTAGTAGTAGGAATAATGCAGGCTAGTGATGCTCACAAAGCAGCTAAGCTACTTACACACTTCGTATGCCAAGTAAGAATTGATGGCAAGAAGATAGAAGCAAAGACAATAGACAGTATGTTTGAAAGTAAGCTAGAGTTAATTGTGGAGATGTTTGCACATGTAATGCACTCACAGTTTAGCAGTTTTTTCGAATTAGGCTTAGCAAAGGCAGTCTCCCCAGAAGCTACGTAACTGGTGAAGATGTAACTATACCAATAGAATTTGGTGATATATACCCAGAACTTAATGGGTATCTTATTAGACCTTTACTAGTGAGTCCTCCCATGTGTTCTCTTAAAGAGTTACAAGATGGGACTTATAATTTGTATGACCTAGAGATGTTTCATCAGATCATAGAAATTAAGGGACATACATCATAATCACCTCCGCCGTAACTGGCTCGGAGGTTTAATTACCTTAGAGGCTTTACGATGGATTACGATGATTACGCAAGTGAGATGGATGGATCTAATGACCTACGCTCACAAGACGAGCGAGAAATAGAATTTAGAGGTACTGGCTTCCAAGGTGAGGAGCTAGATCTTAATGAAGGAATAGGAAATGACTGGTTAGCTCAGAATGATATCTCTGGTAATAAGGTCGATGTAAGCACTGGTGCAGATAGTACTGATAGTGTAAGAAGTGATAGACTGCTTAGCAGTCAAATAAGATACCTACCAGATCCTAGCAACCAAAATCCTAATCCTCATTGGTCTGATGGTATTCCAGTAGATGGGCATGGGGTGGTAATAGAGGATCTAAATGAGGCCAGAATAGAAAGGCGCAGGCTTGAACAGGAAACTAGTGTTACTGGGGGTGTGCTTCCACCTAATACTTATGGTACTGACACTGCACCAGATGTAACTGGAAGTATACATAGAGAGTATAACAAACATGGTGACCTTATATGGAAGGATGCTAAATCTGCCCATACTATACAAGAAGCTATAGCTATAAACAATGCACGTGCAGCTGATGTAGCCAAGGCAAAAGAGGAACGAGCTGGTTCAGCTAGGGCAGAGAAGTCAGAGGAAGAGGCAATAAGTGGCCTGTCTGAATCACTACTAATAGAAAGAACAGGCCACCTTAGCCTAAGTGTACAAAGACTTACCAGAGATATACTATCTGGTAACATAGATGTAAGCATTCACGGACTACGCCAGATAGATGTAATGGCATCAGTAGAGGCATTTGAAGATGCCACAGGCGTTCCTGCCGCAGAGACAGCAGCAAAGATGAACATGCCAAAGGATGCATACATAGGTGATATAACTACTATTGATCCTGTTACTATGAAACCTACTGAGGTAAGAAAGCATATACCCAGTAGGCAAGATGTAGTACAGACATTAGGAACTATGAGAAGTTCTGACGAGTACTTACAGATAGGCCCAGGTGGTAGGATGGTTGGCCAGAGGCTAAGTGAGAAAGCTAATGACAAAGCCAATGATCAACTCATGAATGCTTTCCAAGGCATAAGAGATATAGCCCCATCCTACTTCACTGACGCTGCTAAGAAGTACGGACCAACTAACTTGTATGCCCAGCGTACTAGGCAGTTGGAGGGAGAGCTTACTAACTGGATCTTGGATAAAGATAGATCTTGGAGTAGTGATGTATTCCTACCTACACCTAATGAGTTAAGTACAGAAGGGCTAAAAGCAACAGCATCTGTAGGTACGTTTGGTGGATTGAATAGTGGGCAGAAGAATACTACATCCCCATTTACCTACATACAACATGCTGCTGCAATTGAAAAAGCAAGAGGCCAAGGTGAAATTACTGTGGCTGAGCAAGAGAGTATTATAAAGTCTGCTCCAAGCCTATCCAATACATTAAGGCCTATTGATTGGAATGCTAGTGATCCTATCCACTCTCAAAAAGTTGCTATGGCAGAACTTGAATACAAGGTAAGAGGCATTAGAGATCCACTAAGAAGGTTTGCTTTAAGTACTAGAGATGAGTACCGAGGCAACACCGAGCGAGTACAAGGTAGAGATACAGTAGATGACGAACAAGCTTTACAGTTTGAAGAAAGAAATCAGGTATCTTCATTTCTAGATATGGGTGGGTTAGATACTTATAGAAATCTAGGTGTAGAGGGAGATAAGTCAGAAGCTGATAGGTACATGGCAGAGATTAAGTCAGGAGTGCCTGATGAGTTTGATTTTAAGGAGGAAAAGGAATTTGACCCTGATCTTCCAAACTTCTTTAGACTTGATAAAATACACAAGCCAAACTTCTTTAATCCTACTCACAGCAAAGATTCTTTTGCAATGCCTGGCTCTGATGAGGAAAGGTATGCATTGCAAGTACTAGACAAAAACTCTCCTGAGCAAGGATCTAAAGAGTGGTTAGCTCAACGTGAAGGTATGGTAACTGGATCTAAAGCTAAAGAGCTCTGGAAAGGCAAAGGAGATGAAAGGCTAGCTATTACTCTTGCCAAAGAACGTATGGGTATTGCTGATGACATATCTAATGCTTACACAGTAAGAGGCTCAAAGAAAGAAGATGTAGTCCTTAGATCATTCATGGCAAACGAAGGAAAAGGACTAACTCATAGAGAGGCTTTCTTTGAGACTAATAGTAAGTTGTCTGGATTTGGTGCTTCTCCTGATGGCAGGTTGTTTGACTCAGAAGGTAAAAGTGCAGGCCTACTAGAGATGAAGTACTTTGGAGACAGGACTTTCCAGTCTGTGGTAAAAGATACAATGCCTCAGATGCAAATGCAAATGATGGTTACTGGAGAGAAGCAGACTCACCTATACGCAATGAATGCTGATACAGGACAGATGAAGCACGAGGTAGTATCTGCTGACAAAGAGATGCAGGATGAATTACTTGAACTTGGTATGTCTGCACTAGAAGTAACTAAAAGCTTAGATAAATATGGGAAGATCATTGATATGGAAGGAAAAGTAAAAGGTGCTAGGAGGCCGAAGTCTAGCACTGCTTCTCATGCATCGGAAAAGACTATGGAAAAGGCTACAGTTGTTGTCCTAACAGAAGAAGAACAGGCTGCAATGACTGCCTTTAACTACTCTGGCTCTAATCCAGTTAGTGAGGGTAATGGCTCTGCCGCCAATACAGTGTTTGCTGAGCAGATGCGAGCTATGCACAATAAAGAGCAGAGGGATAAAGCTAAAGCCATACTAGAAAGTACGAATAGCCCACTTAAAGGTTCTGACAGGAACAAAAAGAAAGGAGACAAGGTTTCCAATCCTGTACCTGCACCTGCACAAAACTTCATAAGCACATCTAACCCATCTAACTCTGCTGAGGGAACTTTGTTTGCTGAGAAGATGATCAAGGAAGAACAAAGAGACCTAGCTAAGGAAGCTTTAGAGGGAGCTAAAGGTGTTGGTTATGAAATGACTATGACTAACCCAGAGTTCAAATCTCCTATTAGAGACTCAAGGAACCTTGAGAACTCTGCTTCTAATACATTGTTTGCAGAGAGAATGGCTAAAGCAGAACAAGCTAGTTTATCTAAGGAAGCTTTAGATGCTGCTAAAAGTACTAGTTATAAAATGACTATGACTAACCCAGAGTTCAAATCTCCTATTAGAGATTCAAGGAACCCTGATAACTCTGCTTCTGGCACCTTGTTTGCGGAGAAGATGATTAAGGCAGAACAAGCTAGCCTAGTCAAAGAAGCACTAGAAGATTCTAGAGGTGTTGGATATAGTATGACTATGACTAACCCAGAGTTCAAGCCTACTCCTATTAGAGATTCAAGGAACCCTGATAACTCTGCTTCTGGCACCTTGTTTGCGGAGAAGATGATTAAGGCAGAACAAGCTAGTTTATCTAAGGAAGCTTTAGAGGAGGCTAAAGGTGTTGGTTATGAAATGACTATGACTAACCCAGAGTTCAAGCCCACTCCCATTAGAGATTCAAGGAACCCTGAGAACTCTGCTTCTAATACCTTGTTCGCTGAAAAGATGATGAAGGCAGAACAGTCAAGTCTAGCCAAAGAAGCACTAGAAGATTCTAAGGGTGTTGGCTACGAAATGACTATGACTAACCCAGAGCTCAAGCCTACTCCTATAAGAGATTCAAGGAACACTGAGAACTCTGCCTCTGGCACCTTGTTTGCTGAACAGATGATGAAAGAGGATCATAGGAATAAGCTTAAAGATGCACTATTAGAAGCTGGAAAGCCTGATGCTGTATACACAGATCCTAAGTATACTGCTATGGATCGCTATGATGGAGTGGACAAGCCAGATGTAGCTAGGTCTGAATTTGCTGCATATGAAGAAGCTCAAAGTAGAAACATAAGGAGTTTGAATGATGCATCTAAATCCTTAAGTAACTTCCAGTCTGCTGTAGGTAAATCTATAGCAGTGTTAGGAGAGATTAGCAGTATTGCACTTAGTGGCACTGAGACAGGTATGGAAGAAATCAGACTCAGAAGTGAGGAAGGTTTCGAAAGTGCTGGCCATGCTAGGGGTACAAGGATAGCTCTCATGGCTGGTGGACTTAGTGATACAGGTGCAACAAAGGTTATGTCCAGAGCTGGCACCCTAGTTAAAGGCTTTGACAATAAAACTGAAGCAGCTAGGCTGTTTACAGAAATGCACGTAGCTAAGGGTAACGCAGAAGATTCAATAAGGAATAAAGTTAACATACCTGATATTGATGTTCTAAAGTCATTTTCCCAACAAGAGATGCTTAAGTACCAAACTGGGGAGTTATCTAAATTAGACCCACAAGATAGAGCCTATGCAGCTGAATACCTATTTGGTAATAAAGAACTTGCAACATACGAAGAAGTAGAAGGCAAGAGTGTATTAGATGTTGACAAGTACATAGATCCTGATGGTACTCGTGCTCAATACAAGGGAGTTGTAAAGGGTGAGCTATTTAAGCAGAGGGCTACAGAAGAGCTAGGATCTGTCAATGAAGAGACAGGTTTTGCATCCGTAATGGGAAAGACAATATCTAATACTGCCACTACAATAGGGGGAGGGGTAGTAGGAGCTATAGCCACTGCTGCTGCAATTAAGGCTCTAAAGAGCAAGTTCTTCCCATCTACTGGTAACTTAGTAGAATCTTCTAGCGCTAATACTGACTCCACTAGGAGTTCCTTACAGAAAGCTAAAGATGCTATCCTGAACAACAAAGGCAAGATAGGCGCTGCTGCGGTAACTGGATTAGCAGTGTATGGAATCAGGGAGATGCTAGATGTAGAGGAAGGAAGCACTTTAGATACTATGCTAAACATAGGAGAAGGAGCTGCTAAGGGTTCTATATTTGGTCCAGTCGGTGCCATAGGTGGAGCTGCTGATGCTACGTTAAAAGAAATGGTTGATACTAGCGGGGTGGCAACTCCTGGCCACTTCTGGAGTGGAAACAACCAAGGAGCTGCTGCTATGTTTAAGTCCGCACAAGAAGCGGATGAAGTAGTTGTACCTAGTAGTGATATACAGTACGTAGGAGATTCTATAGCAAAGGCAGGCAGTGAAAAGGCAGGCTATGTAGTAAATAATAATATCGAAGTCAATACTAATGTTGACAAAGAAGGAATCAACTCAGAGGTCCTTGAGAACGGAGATGAACTCTTCAGAGATATTACAAAATGGAAGAGTGGGAGGTAGTATGGAAAAGAAATTTGGACAGCATGTTACCCTCAAAGTTGTCGATGCAAGTGGTGAGGAAGTCTTTAAGACTTCCGAGCTTAGGGTAGATTTTGATATTAGACACTTAGATGGGTTTGGCAGAGGTACTATAGTTATATATAACCTTAGTCGTGCAACAATAGAAAGCCTAGCCGATGGAGAGAATTACGCATCTATCACTACTAGGCTTCATGATGGCCCAAGTTATGTACTGGCAGATGAGTACTTTATTAGTAACATACTAGAGGAGAAGAAAGTACCTAACAGTATTACTACCCTCTATTGCTTTGACAAACTTAGAAAGACAGTACTGGAAAGGCAAATAGATGTAAAAGTATACAAGCCCACACTTAAAAAGGTCCTAAAGGAAATTTGTGATGCTGGTATGTTTCTTGGTTCTGTAAAGTTTCAGAACTTTCCTGAGGGACTAACTGACCAAAGGACAGGACGTAGGTATTCTAATCATGCTGGAACTTTACAGGAGTGTATTAGCTCATTGCAAAAGACACACAAGTTTAGTATGTACACAAACGAAGGAGACTTGCATATGGTGTACTCTCCTGACTTAGATGAAGTTAAGCATACTGACTTACCTGATAAAGATCCAGACATAGTAATCAACATAATAAACATGAGGGCCAATCCAAAGATAGGTCCAGGATCACTTAATATAACTAGCAACTTAGATCCAAGGATTAAAGGAGGATCTATACTAGATATTGCAAAGCTATTTGAATTAAACATAATAGGCACTAACTTGCAAGAGACGTCTCTGAGGGTATCCCCTGACCAACTAAACAATCAATTAGGGTTTTCTAAATATCAAGTAACTGATGCTATACATAAAGGATCCAACTACACTAGTGAGTGGAGGACTGTAGTAACAGCAACTTCACCCACAAGAGGAAATAAGATGCCAATATTAAGCTGGCAAGGAGGTAAATAATATGGCAGTACTAACGCCTGCACGTATTGAGTACTTTATAGGTGACGTAGAGCAATCAATAAGATTTCATGCAATAATCTCAGAGTCACACCAAGCTTCATCTGAGATTACAAAGTATCCTGTTCAACTAGGATTTCTTGTAAGTAATCATGCTATACGTAGGAACAGAGTAGTCACAATAGAAGCTGTCATATCTAACAAACTGTTAAAGGGAGGTGCAACAGCCTACCAATATTCTCTTAGTAGTAATACTAAGTCTGTATTTACTATGATAGAAGATCTAATTAACAACAAAAGAAAAGCTACAGTCACGACTAACCTTGGGACATACTACCCAGTAATCTTTAATAGTTTTAAGACTAAACAAGAAGCTGGTATGGTTGACTCAATGAGGCTGACCATATCTGGTGAGGAGTTAATAGTAGCAGAGGATGTAAATAGTACAGCACCTGTGCCTGTTACTTGGGTTCTACTAACTCCAGCAGAATCAGTAGCTAGGGAGATTGCACTTAACAGAGCAGGGTTTCCTACTAAGGTTGGTGCAATATTTGAAGAAGCGGTAGTATACTTAGGATCTAATTTCTCTATTGAAAGCTCAGATGATCTAGGTATATCAAGTATAGCCACCTACATAAACACAGGATGGGATGCAATTACCAATGCCTACTCATATGTAGTTAATACATCTGACACAGGTATGTTCCAAGACATTAAGGATACTGTTGCGAACGTAGTAGCTCAGAGCACTGGCTTTGACATAACTGCTGGACTCGAACAAGTAGGAGATTGCTTGATTAGTGGAGGAGCAGACATACTAGAAGAGTCAACCCTTGACACTATCAACACAGCTATGGGCGACCTAACAAGATCTATCTACGGTGCTAAGTACCGCATCATGCACATGGTAGATGATGAGGTTGGGCAGCAGCTACTAGGTATGGCCTCGGGTTGTGTAGTGCGGGGAGTGACTGGGTATGAAGATCAATTCCAATGGAAGCCAGGAGAGTCTTTACCTTCAGCAGAAGATATACTCGGCGCAGCTAGGAGGATAGGGGATAGCATACTTGAGCCTACTAATAATAGCACGGGAGCAGTAAGTTCTCCTGCTACGCTCACTAGGGTTTCCTATACAGTTAAGGATAATTTACTATGAATCTTGATGAAATGTATATAAGCCTTCCTGGGCGTATCGTGGAGTACTTCCCTGAAGATCAGACAGCTACTATACAAATATGTGTAGAGAGGCTGTCAAGTTCTACTGACGAGTCAAATGGAAAAGTAAAAAGGAATGCACTTGTCGATGTACCTGTACATACTCCCTCAGGTGGTGGGTGGTCTGTGACTATGCCTATTACTACAGGGAATACTTGTATGCTATTCTTTAGTCAGCAGGGCTATGACCACTGGCTTTTTGATGATAAGGATGAAGCAGGACTATTTAAGAGCAAGCCTATGACTTGGTTGAGCAGGAAGTTTGACATGCAAGACTGCTATGCAATAGTTGGACTAAACACACTACCTAGGGCTGTGAAGAATTATTCTGCCACACACTCCCAGTGGAGAGACTTAGAAGGCACTCAGGTAATCAGCTTAAACTTAGACGAGACTATTACTATTGATAGTGTAAGTGAAGTAACTATCACCGCACCCATAGTTAATATATTATCTAGTACTGAGATTAACCTAACTACGCCTACCATAAATTGCTCTGGAGACCTAAATGTTTCTGGCTCTATTGAGTCAGTTGGTGACATAACCGCAGATGGTGTGTCTATGCTAACTCATGTTCATAGACATATTGGGGATGGAGTTGATGGGGAGGTTGCACATTGAGTACTCACTTAGCATTAGGTAAAAACACCAACGACTTAATATTCAGCAGTACTGGAGTTGAAAGGGTAGATAAAGGCAGGTTCGTAGTACAGCAGGTAGCTTCCAAGCTAAGGGTATGGTTTGGAGAGTGGTCATTAGACCCCTCTATAGGCTGGGTAAACGAAACCTACTTTGAAAAGAACTTTGACCTGTTCGAAATAGAAGATAGAGCTAGAAAGATAGTGCTTGCTACTGATGGAGTACTATCAATAACCAGTATTGAGTCTACCTATAAAGACAGGAAGCTCGACATTAGTATTATTGCGACAACTAACTATGGAGAGATTTCATTAACCGTACCTTGGGAAGATAAGTAATGGCAGGATTAACTAACGAGGGCTTTACTGCCCTTACGCATAACGAGATAAGGGATAGGATACAGGCTAAGTTCTTGGTAAATAATCCTGACTTTGATGTATCCCCTGAGTCTCCTGATGGACAAAACATAGAGATATTTAGCTTTGAGTTAGCTATGGCTTGGGCACAACTAAGTCAAGTATATAGCAGCTTTGATGTAACTAGTGCAGCTGGATCGGGCCTTGAAAACCTAGGCCACGTATCAGGTATAGTATACCAGAAAGCAAATAGATCTTATGCAACTGTAAACCTACAAGGTGTTGCAGACACAATCATACCAGCTGGATCCCAAGTGTCAGATGAAGATGGGAATATATTTCAGACAGTATATGATTCTGTAGTACCTAACACAGCTCAAGTATACTCAGTACTAGCTGGACCAACACCAGTCACAATAGGGACCCTAGTAAATATAGAGACTCCTGTAAATGGCTGGACTGGCATACTACAAGACGTAGAAGGTATCATGGGTGTGCTACCAGAGACTCAGCAGCAATTTAGGAATAGAAGAACTAGTGTTGTAATGTCACCATCACTATCTGTGGGGGATGCACTTACTGCTAAGATTGTCGAGTTAGGAATATCTCAAGTCGACATAGTTATTAATGACACTGATGCACAATTACTAGATGGGACACCCTCTGGGTACATCCACATCACTGTAGCAGAGTCCCTAATTTTAGATGTAGACATTGCTAGACAGATAATGAAGTACAAAGGTATGGGCGTACCAACTTATGGTAGTACTAGAGTAGATGTAGTTGACTCGAAAGGAGTATCACAAGTTATATTCTTTACTAAGGCAGCAGCAGTTGATATAGGGCTAGCACTAGATGTTACCTTCCTATCCAGCGATGTTGCAGGGGCTGAAGTATCAATTAGGGAAGCACTAATAACCTATACCAATGACTTACTAGCGGGTGAAGATCTGGTGTGGTCTAGACTGTTTGGAATAATAACTCCTTATGGAAAAGCTCAGATCAACTCTTTGTCAATAGGTAAGGTTGGAGATACACTTACTTCATCAAATGTACCAATAGAAGAAAGAGAGTTTGCAAGGATAGATACAGCAGGCATTACAATAACTGTGACAGATCCCTAAGGAGGATATATGTCAATATTTTTGGCTAAAGACTTAGATTCTGTAGTTAGTAAGACTAAGGGCACAGATGTATTTAATAAGATGCTCCTCTCTCAATATACAAACAGTCCTAATATAAATACGTATGCATCATTCTTCTTGGGTGAGTTTGATTTTCTATTTGAGCAGATAGAGAAAGTCTACTTAGGTAGATTCCTAGAGTACGCAACAGGCACACAGCTAACTGTACTAGGAGATTTAATTGGCATTAACAGAGAGTTAAGTCTCGACCCTATTAACTTTGGATTCATAGAAGATCTTGGAGCTGGCTTATTTGGTACATCAAGCGACTCTAATCTTGGAGACATATGGGCGTCAACAAGTCCTACTAAGGATTTGATACAGTTAGATGATGAAGTATTTAAAAGAGCTGTACGAGCTAAGGCAATGTGTAATGGAACTAAGACTCAAGATGTAGAGTTTATGTATGAAGTTATATACACAATATTAGGAGTAGAACCAGAAGCTATTAGCCTTAAAGCTGAGTTGGAAGTACCAGAAACAATCTTCTTTGGCTTTGACGAGAGTGAAGACTCAGACTCCTTTGGCTCGGTTAGTGATAAGTGTGCTGGAGCAGCTTGGTGTTCTCTATCTCCTACTTTAGAGTATGTAGTAGGCAATGCACATAGGATTACTTTATGGGTACCTTTGAATACCAACAACGTATCCCTTAATTTAATCAAAGCACTGAAACCCTACTTTATACCTGCTGGATACCAGCTAGTAATAAAGTTCATTCCACCTATAGCTGAGCAAGTACCAGTTGTACTTACACCTGAACCAGAAGAGGAAGCAGTAGAACTTCTCTATGGCATTATTGCTAGTGTACTTGGAGTAAGGCCAGTAGAGGCTGCGTTCGATATTCTAGTTGAATATGATAACACAATCTTCTTTGGCTTTGATGGCAGTGAAGACTCAGACACGTTTGGTACTACTGGGGATGATGATGTTGGTAATGTATGGAACTCTGTTACAGGATCAATAAGACAAGTACTAGAAGAAAAGTTTGCAATATCACTGTACGTACCTACGGATATAGATCAACTATCCTTAGCTGTACTTGAATCCCTTAAGCCTCACTTCGAAGCTTTTGGTCATGAATTAGAAATAATATTTGTATAAGGAGCCAGACATGGCAGCATTAAAATTTCCCTTCTGGGGAACGGACTCAACTCCACTAGTAAATGGGGACGCTAATAAAGAAGACCCTGGAGTTGTAAAACAAGTACAAGGCTGGGTAATAGAAAAGCCTAAAGTAGGCTACATGAACTGGTGGCAGAACCTAGTAGGACACTACGTAACAGCCAACAATGAAATTAAAGAAAAGTCTAGCCTATACATAGCTAGTGCAGGAGAGCATGTACTCTTAGACAATACCAGCTCTAGTGTGTTTGGGTTCTTGCCAGCTGATCCAGTTGATGGACAGTGGGTAGATTTTGGTGGCAAGGTAGCTTACACAAACTATGGTGTGAACATCAATGGTAATGGTAAGGATATTATGGTAGTAGGAACTACAAGTATTCAATTAGATATTGATAACCAGATGTTTAGGTTTCATTTTAGAGCTACGGATAATATGTGGATGATTAGTCAAAGTAACTTAGTAGGAGCAGTATAAATGACAGTACGTTCAGCAAGTGAGTTCTTTATATCAAGAGAGCAAGAACTAGATGTAATAGGGCAGCCACAAGTGGTATCCCCTACCAATGGTGCAACTATAGGAACAACAACACCTACACTAACGGCATCTGAATACAAGCACCTATATAGTCCATCGTCTGGTGGGGTGCATGCAGCTTCCGAGTTTAGAGTGTCTACTGATGCAGATATGTCTAATATAGTAGCTACCTCTGGCATACTTGGGGCAGTAGAAAGTTGGGTATCTGATGTAGTTGGTGTAGGAGACGAATACTTTTGGGATGCTAGGTATAGAGATACTGATGGTCTTTGGTCAGCTAGGTCATTACCAAGCAGCATGACGCTGCCAAGCATATCTATCGAGACCCCTATAGCCGTATCCCCAACAGACTTAAATACCCAAGTTGGGGACACTGTAGAGTTAACATCAAGTTCATTTGCACTTGTAGCAGGAGGAGTACCAGACCACATAGCTTCTCAGTGGCAGATAGCTGAAGACGAAAACTTTACAGGTACTATTACTGTTGATAGTGGAGAAGATGGAGTTAACCTAACTTCTTTTAACTATGCAGGATTGGGCCTCAACCTAGTAACCTATTACTGGAGAGTAAGATATAAGGATGCAGCCTTTGGTTGGTCTAACTTCTCAGAGGTATTTTCATTTACTACTGTAACAGAAGTAGTACAAACTCCTACTAGTACTTCACCTGCTAATGGATCTATAGATGTAATAGAAGAAGTGACACTATCTGCCGATGCGTACACTCCAATAGGCAGCTCACAAACTCACATAGCAAGTCAGTGGCAAGCAGGTAACTCTGATTTCACAGTGGTCTACTTTGATAGTGGGGAAGATAATGTAAACCTAACCAGTATTGAAGCTACTGGCTATCCTGAGGGAGAGGTATTAGTATACTGGAGGGTTAGGTACAAAGGTTCTGTTACAGGATTTAGTGCTTGGTCCCCTACTAAGACATTCACATCTATACTTACGTATACAAAAGTAGGCAAGCCTGTTAACGCCACACCAGTTGATGGTACTACAGGAGTAGAGACCAAGCAGACATTAGTGGCTAGTGCATTTAATCCCATTGGTGATGCTCAAACACATATAGCTAGTCAATGGCAAGTAGGCAATGATGCTAACATGACTGTTGTGCATTTTGATAGCGGGAATGATGTAAACAACTTAACCAACATATCAGCTACTGGCTACCCAGCACTATTAACTACTTCTTACTGGAGAGTTAGGTACCAAGGATCAATAACTGGATTTGGTGATTGGTCAAATGCTATTAGCTTTTCTACGGTTAACGTGTTTACTGAGACTAGTACTCCAACCAACACTTCACCAAGCGATGCAGCTTCAGACTTAGGGGCTGAAACCGTACTTACAAGTAGTGCTTTTGCTGGTGTGGGAAGTGCGCAATCTCATGTGTCAAGCAAGTGGCAAGTAAGTACAGATGTTGGATTTTCTAGTATAGTAATTGATAGTGGGGATTCTGCTCCAAACTTAACTAGCTTCACAACTACAGGACTGCTTGCAAATACCACCTACTACTGGAGAGTTAGTCACAAAGGAAATCTTGCAGGAGATAGTGATTGGTCTGCTGCTACTTCATTTAGTACCTTAGTAGTCTTTAGTGGAGAGGCTGTGTTCACAACTGCTGGGTCCTACACATGGATAGTACCTGCTGGAGTTACATCAGTATCAGTAGTGACAGTTGGTGGCGGAGGATCTAGCAATGGATCAGCCAGAACTGGTGGAGGGGGAGGAGGACTATCTTACGAAAACTCCATATCTGTTGCCTCTGGAGATAATATACCAATAGTTGTAGGGGCTGGAGGCACTAACAATGGCAATGGAGGTACATCCAGCTTTTCAGGTGTAGTCTCGTCTGGTGGTGGTGCCAGTGGCGGCGATGGCGGAACTACTTTCTCAACTCCATACACAGGTGGTGGCAATGGAGGCAATGGAGGTGGCTTTGTAGGTGGAGGCGGAGGTGCTGGTGGATATACTGGTGCTGGTGGTGCTGGTGGTACTAACGGAAATGTTGGCAGTGGCTCTACTGGTGGTGGTGGAGGTGGTGGCCAAGGTGTTCAATCTTCTGGTGGTTCTGGTGGTGGCGGTGGTGTTGGATTATTTGGTGGCCCCATTACTACTACAACTGGAGGAAATAGCGGTAGTACTTCTGCTGGTGGCGGTGGAGAAGGAGGAATGGGCGGCGGAACTGATGGAGAAGACAACCACGGTTCTGGTGTTGCTGGCCTTGGAGGAAAAGGAGGAACCTATGGAGGCGGTGGTGGGTACTATGGAGTACAGTACAATTCTGTAGATGGAGGAGGAGGTGCTGTTAGAATTATCTGGGGTGCTTCTAGGTACTTCCCAGCTAACGGAGCCTAACATCAAACTATGCCTGCTATACTAATAGCAGGTAACTATACCTATAAAGTTAACTACGGAGAATAAGATGCAGTTTATTATTGAGATAGAAGGCGGCGCGGCAAAAGGCCTGCCTATGCTACTATCTAATGCAAGGCAGACAATAGAAGAAATAAGAAGGTTGGACAAAATATCCTTAGAGTCAGATGATATTGCAGAGTTTGGCTATGGAGTATTTGTCCACACCATACCAGAAGTAAATAGGGATACCACTAAACAGTATGTTGAAGTGCCTGCCACCAATCAAGATCTGGCAGGCAATTGGCTACAGAAGTGGGTATTAAATGATATCTTATTTGCCAGTGAGTCGCTAAGGAACTATGAAGAGTTGGCAACTAAGACCCTACACAGAGAACTTATACTTAGGAGTCTAAAGGAAAAGTTTAATGTTGTATCACTACGCCCAAGAGTAGATACTTCCCTTGGATTTGCAGTAGATGGCAGTCATGCTGACCTTCTTAACTTTCAAGTGGGACATGACTTAGGTGTTCTTACAGTTAGAGATGCTGATAATATTAGCCACGAGGTAGAGCTATCAGACTATGCTGGGATTATCCTTAGCATTAAGCAGAAAGGACTTAGCCTTATATCTCAAAACTGGGACTTTAAGGATCTTATAAACTCTGTGGATTTAGATCTAGATACTGCTAAGGCAGAGCTAGATAGCATAGATATAGAGTTTGTATAAGTAGGAGGCAGCATGAAAAAGGTATTACTAGTACTAGTAATGCCCCTACTTCTGGTGGGGTGCATCAAGAGTGTGGCGCTAAGTGATGGCTACCAAATAGGTGATGGAGTTTCTACAGCATCGGAGAAAGCAGAACAATACTGTAGCACTACTAGTCCAATTACTAAGGCATTACTAGTCGCTTCTATGAGGGTATTCGTACCTAACTGGAAGCCTGTGTGCACTATAAAGGATGGAATTGATGCAGTATTACAAGAGCCGTAGAACCTACATACTAGAGACTGAGGAGTGTTTCCAAACAGTATTCAGGCCTAAAGATATCATAGTAACTATGTTCATAACTATGTATCCTGATGGCAGGGTTATTATAAGAAAGGGATATTCTTGGGATGGGGTTAGCGGCCCTGTCAGGGATAGGCCAGGAAACCTTATGGCTAGCTTATTGCACGATGCTTTGTATCAACTCATGAGAGAGGGCTTGGTGCCTAGTAAGTTATGGGCTGTAGCTGATGGCGAGTACTTTAAGCAACTTAAGAAGCAAGGCTATTGGACCATACTAGTGATTATACATATGGTTGGCTTGAGGTATGCTGGCGGTAAGTACGCTCAGGAAGGGTCTGTAGGTAAGGTAGTCTTTACTGTGTAAGTGATTAACTCGTTTACGCATAATTAGTAGCGTATTAGTAGCGTATTAGTAGCGTATTACGGCTTTTAAGGCTGTCTACACACCACTGTTTCGACTTAATACAATGGCCGCACTACGGCTTAAAACGTCCTAATTTAGGGCTAATAATAGCTGTAGTGCGACTTTATTGCTCTATTCTGTGTATTTGAACAATCTGAGTATATAGAATAGAGTGATCAAATAATGATCAAATAATGATCAATATATACTTACAAAATCTAAGTAGTAAATAAAATATTATATGCTAGACCCTACTAAGATCCTATCACTGCCTTGCTTGGTTCAGTGGATGGGGACGCTAGGTAGGTAGTGAGTAGGCTTGGTAGGTAGTGGGTAGGCTTGGTAGGTAGTGAGTAGGCTTGGTATGGGTTCAAAATAATATTATATATGGTATGTGCTTGCGGGGCTTGGGTGGTGTGTGTGTATAAGGAGTCTCTAAAGTCTTTTTGTATTCTATTGTGTGTGCTCATGTGAGTATGCAATTGCTTGACCTAACTAACTTACTAAAGGTAACTACTATGTCTATTAACTCTATGATTAACAATGCACTAACTAACGCAACTAATGCAACTAACGCAACTATAACTACTTCAAAGGTATCGCCAGCTATGAACTCACTCCAAACACTGATCGCCAACACACAAGCTAAAGCAAAGGCTACTCAAGCTAACGTAGTAGTACAAAGTGTTGAGAACAAGACTAAGAAGATCCCGCAAAGCGTGAAGGTTGCAAGGATAACTCAGCAGCTATATCGTAAGTCTCAGCACAAGCTTACTGAAATACAAGCTCTTATCTTAGCAACATCATTCATAGTTAATGAGGCAACTCTTACTAAGTCTCGTCCACAAGTATGGATTCGTAACATGAACAATAGCATCAATGGTGCAATACTTACAGCAACAAAGAAAACTGCGCTAGGTGATGAAGTAACAACAGTTGAAGAAATGGAGATTGATAACTGGTTTGAGTGCTTAGTCACAACAGACTTAATAACACGAGAAGGACTTGAAGGTAAGTATCTTGCAATGCTTAACGAAGATCAGCCAAAAGCATATGCAAGACCTGCAACAGAAGGAATCAACAAGCAGAATAGACGTAAGCGTGTTGTTAAGAATGGTGCTAAGCTGAGTAAGCTATCACAACGTACACTTAACTTCCTACAGCTTAATGAGCGCACTATCTGCATACCAACGCTAGAGCTTGCCAAGTTAGTATTCGCTGGCCAGAAGGTAGTGGTTGAGCAGTTCGTAATCAGTGGTGCCCAGCATCAGGTAGATCTAGGTAACGTGCCTAGTGTTAACGAGTACTTCTTCGATACCCGCTTCCGTATATACCAAGGTGATGCTCATGGTGGTAACGTGCAGGCTTCAGACATGGCTAGAGCAATGGTTAGTCCATATGGTGTAACGCTTGACTATGATACAGACAAGGCATTGTTAGTACTGATAGCTGAAGCAAAGGATATGATTAAGGGCTGTACAGTAGACCAAGCATTAGCTCAGTTGGCTAAGCTAGGGGATGTTGAATTTATCAAGGCGTGCATAGATGATAATACTAAAGAGTCTAAGAAGATTAAGAAGCCTTGGGCATTTCATAAGATCGCTAACTTAATCAATCGCCTACGTAATGGTGAGCAGCCTTACTTGGATATTACAGTAGGCTTGGATGCCAAGTGCTCAGGACCACAGCTAGGTGGCTTGATGGTTGGTGATGAAGATATAATAGCATCTTGTGGATTTAGTGAATCAGTAGTTGATGATGCTTATATGGCATGTGTTGCGAACCTAAAAGCAGCTGGGTTTACATTTCCTGCATCTGGAGCAAGAGAGCTTATTAAGACTCCATACATGGGTATATTCTATGGTCAAAGCTGGATGGCATTTGCAGACGAGAGTTTATACATAGCTGATCCAAGTAAGAAGGATATGGATATAGCGCTACTTCCAGTCATACTTAGCTATGATAACAACCTAGAAGAGGCTGCTAAGGTGTTCCACAAGGTAGTTGAGGGTAGCTTTGGTAGTAAGATGATTGCACTAAGAAATGCTATCAACGGACCTACATGTGCTCATTGGCACTTCGAACAGCAAGGTGAAGATTATGTACGTGTTATGGATACTGATAAGCCTACTTCATACTTCCTACCTGATGGACAATTAGTAGCTACATCTTATAAGGTAAAGAATACAATCCTTGGTACTGCGACTCTGGCACAAGCCGATGCACCTAATGTATCACTAACAGTAAGAGGTGAGACATTCAAGTTTGATAAGCTAACATTCAAGACAGATGAAGAAGCTTTGTATGATTACTCACGTACAGGCTTTGTTAACTTCATCCAGAGCATGGATGGCTTGCTAGCTAGGCTGATTATCACTAAGCTAGAACGTCTTGGCGCTACCCACTGTGATTCTGTACATGACTGTTTCAGAGTATCAGTGCCTGACATGATCAGTGGTAAGCTACACAATGCTATCAAGTTCGCTTATAATAGCTTGTTTGGTTCACAATACAATAACACAACAGCTGAGCTACCAATGGGCAGTGATGCCTTAGTAATGTACTTTGAAGGCGTTAATAGAGCTACTAAGAAAGAGATGAAGCGCAGTGACAAGCTGATTAATAAGAAGCATGGACAGTTTGAGTATGATGTTATGTCTAAGTCATTCCTACGTAACCTATACTTAGAAGGTGTTGATATGCCTACACTGATTGGTGATATACAGAATGAGTTGGAAGGAACAGGCAACACTTACTTCTTCGCTAAGTAATACTAAATAGCCTGACACCTAGCCTTCCTAGAGGGCTAGTTAGCTAGTGGTGCATGCTTAGTAGCCCTACAATATTGCGGAAGATAAAGACCTAAGGAGTACCATAAGTCTGGGGCGTCCCGGCATCTATGTAGACTTTACAGTCTTCTAGTTCGCTGCGCTCACCCAGTCAAAAGACCTAAAACAAAGGTCAAGGTCAAGGTCAAGACAAAGTTCAAGAGACTAAGTTCACAGTACTATAGGTAGTCCCTGTCTTGACTGACATTACTGACCTAAGTACTATTATGGTTCTATAGGTGCTCCATACTATAGGCTAGTAATAAGGGCGTCACAGTCTGCTGAAGTACCCACCTGCATCATTTGTGTGTAGGTAGCAAATGACTAGTGCCATACCAATCTTACTAGCTAGATAGATCTTGGTAGTAACTATTATGGTTCTATAGGTGCTCCATACTATAGGCTTGCTCAATCGGCGCTCCTGCCTGCTTAAGTACCCGCTATGTTCTTTGTGACATAGATAGCAGTAGATAGTGTATTAGCCGCTCTTGGTAAGTCTTGATAGATCTTGGTAGCAACTAGGTAGATCTTGGTAGTAGCTGGCTAAGTGATTGGCTAAGT